CACGAGTGCTTCACCTTAGGGGTGGAGGAATGACTTCTCGATGGTACAATGCAGCCATGGGGTATGCAAAGTTTGTGGTCCGGCTACAACGTCGGAGCGGGTGGCAATACGTTGTGGTCTATTTGAAGGCCTGCTCTGTCTTGTTGCAACAGGCAGCAGGTGGGCAGAAGATAGCCAACACCCGTGACCTTAAGGCGGCTGTTTCTCGGACTCGCTCTGGGATTCCACGGGTCATACCTAGAGTAATGCGGATAGCGATAAGGTCCGGAGATATCTGGACAATCCGTCTCTGGTTAACCTTCTTTGGGCTCTACAGGGTGGTAGAGATCCCATCGATCGTGAAGCTAGGGGCGGTAGCGAACCCGAGTACGCTCGACGTTGAAACCTTAGTGGATTGGATTTCCTTCCTAAACGGCTTCGCACCTGTGTTCTTTCGTGAACTCGGGTACGGTAAGCTAGCCAACCTATGGTTGGGACTGCGTCGAAGCGCCCGAAAGGGTGAGACACCACCTGGCGTAGAAGGGTCGACATTACTGTCGAGCCTTCCAGCGAGGGGTCGCAACCTTGCTGACCAGTTGGTCGCGCAGTTTATACCTAAGGGTTGGGAAGGACTCCCTTGGAACCTAAAACCTCGTCTTCTGGCTCTCCTGAAATCATCACCAAACACATCAGGTGTCCGTCCAGCAATGGGGCTCTATTACGGGCGACCGTTAACTGAGTCTGAGCAAAAGCGGGTCAACGACCGTAAGGAAGTTGGTCTGCTTCGCACTGGGACATCGATCGGGGTCGTATTCACTGACTACCTAGCGTGGACTAATCCACAAAAGGATGAAGCTTTGAATATCAATAGCTGGATGTGGCCACTTTTGCAAGAGTGGCTCAAGCTAACGGGGGATACGGTGTTGAGCCGTCTCTCTGAACTCTCGGCGAAGGTGATAGATCAGGTACTTCCAGACCGCGGTAACCGGAGAGATCCGAATTACCCTGGTTTTGGGAGGCTCCAGGGGCTGGGGAAACTGGGTTTCCTGCCTGAACCTGCGGGGAAGACCCGAATTATAGCAATGGTGGATGGTTGGACGCAGATGGCTATGAAGCCGGTTCATGATTTATTGTTCCACCTCTTGGGGCTTATACCTCAGGACGGAACATTCGATCAGATGGCGCCAGCCAAAAGGCTGGCTGGGCGAGGACATAAGATATTCTTCTCTTATGACTTATCCTCGGCCACGGATCGGTTCCCTGTCCTTCTGCAACAACCGGTCTTGGCTCTTCTATTGGGGTCAAGGCTAGCGAGTCTTTGGGTGTCCTTGTTAACCGACAGGACATTCTTAGTGCCCGGGCGGGTAGACAAGAAGATTAAACCCTTCAAGTATGAGGAAACTATCCGTTACGGTGCGGGCCAGCCGCAGGGTGCGCTGACCTCGTGGGCAGCCTTCTCGCTTACCCACCATCTTTTGGTCCAATACGCTGCATACCGAGCATACCACCAATGGAGGTGGTTCTCAGACTACGCCTTACTTGGGGACGATATCGTCATAGCAGACGTTAAAGTAGCTAACGAATATCTAGCTTCACTCCGAGTGATCGGAGTTGAGGTAGGTCTCGCGAAATCATTGATTTCTCGAAACGGCTCATTCGAGTTCGCTAAGCGAACTTTCGTGTCCGGACGGGAC